GGCACTCTTTGCACCAAGACGAGAGCGTTTTGTATTCTGTCAAGTTGAACTCTGTCGGCGGCTTGATCTCTTGGCACTTCGTGCATTGTGCCGGGTGTTCCTTCAGCCTCCAGCGTCTCTGTTTTCTCATTTTCTAGTTTCCGAATCAGTTTGTGATTGAGTTTCCACATCATATGTTTGGTGCGGGTTCGTCCGTTGTATTGCAGACGTAGACCCATGCGGGAAACAAGCCCATCCTTTGCCATGCCGTTGAGATAGCTGCCAATAGTGCCAGCATCCTCGTTCAAGACTCCGGCAATGTTGACACCCGTCATTTCAATATCACGCGCTAAAACTTCCCGCATAGCAGCGATGATCTGACGGGCGCGGGGTTTCAGAGTTTGGGCAGGCATGTAACATCCACCACAGACGGTACTAACTGATTGTTGACCTTGCGCTTTGTGCTGATGACCACAGGGCGCATACCGGCTTTCTCGCACTCGCCAATGCCGTTAATGACTTCAAGCCTTGACAATGGCGGCACTTCCTTTTCTACTTGCAAGCTAGAGATAGCCTCGGGAACTGTTGTGCTAGGCTGAAGCGATGCACAGCCGCTAAGAATGACAACTGCAAAGCAAAGCATTTTCATTTGGCTACCTGTATCAAAGTTTCACCCTGCTGCTGGCGGGCGCGATTAAAGATCACGGTTATGTCGGTGTGCGAGGCTTTGGTAGGCGTGAACTTGCCATCAAGGATGTATAGATTTCTTTCCCGCAAATACTTGATGCACTCTTTCCGTTGCTCGTCGTAGCGTCGTGGATCGTGCGGCCTCCAGTTTGATACGTCGATCAAGTCGGGCTGTAGTGCGTCGTAGGTCATCATCCAATTGATTGCGTCAACTAATCTCATCGTCATCCTCCGGTAAGAATCTGCGTCGTGCAGGGTTGTTTTGCCAAAAGTAAAGATTGAATCGAAAATTGCGGCGTTGCTCGGCTGTAATTTGCTTGGTGAAATAATTATCTGTGTCGTCATACATGGCTTTTATCAGTTGTTTTTTGAATCGCTCGCCATCCATGCCGATCATTTCGACGTAATGCTGCGCTCCCTCCATAAGAAACATCATTGCATCCATTGCTTTGTCTTGAGCGACGGGAACTTTGTGCCTCGCTGAATTGTTGCGTTTGACTGGCTTCAAGCAAGCATCAAGCACTGCAAGCGAAACAACGTTTGCTAGTAATTGAGTGCAAGCGACCGTTTGGGCTTCTTCATCCATAGTGTGCCTTTGCTAGGGTACTCACCGCAGCTTTCCCCTTGTTGACTAAAAAGGTACGTCGCTATCCATATCGGACAAGTCGCCGGGATTAGCTTTTTTAGGCTTCGGCTGATCTTTGTTTTTGTGTTGCATAGAGCAACTCATAAACTTGCCTTTAGCGCCCTCTCTGATCCAAGCTGACACCCATACAGGCTCGCCGTTCATATCCATCCCATCGCCCCTGTAGTCGGGATGGTTGTCTGCTTCTTTTTTGGTGTTCTTGAACAACGTAAAGCTGCCGGGTTTCGGTACATAAGCCATTATTTTTGCTCCTTGATTTTGTCAATCATTTCATTTACTTCAGTCAGGAACTGCTTTACTGCTGCTTCGATTTCCGTGATGCGTTTCTCATCGCGGTCGAACCGGTGAACAAACAACTGTAGATCGTCAGGCAAACGCGGATCGTAAGATACAAAGTCGCACCATTGCCGACCTGTGCAAGCCATCTGCCACAGCATCTGATTTTCGTACTGGCGAGGCTGTTTCTTGTCCACCAATGTTTGCAGGTGCGTGGAAGTCTTGGGGCACTTAATTTCCACTAAGCCGTCAGATACCAAGCCGTCGGGACTAGCTGCGCCCTGTTCAATCGTCGGATGTATGACTAGCCCGACTTCATCCACAGTCCAATTGCAAAGCATTTCGTATTCGGCGCGGGCAAACTTTTCTTGCTCAGTCCCCCATTGCATAGCAGCATTCGTAAAGCCGGACTCCTGCGGCTGACCTGTCAGAATCTCAGCCACGATTTGCGCCCGATAGTCTCGATAGGCTGCGGTGGTCTTAGCCGCCATCACATCGTTGATCCGACTAGCCGTGACCTTACCGGCGCGGGCAGCAAGCCATTCGGGACTGCCCTGCGGCATTGACAAAACTTTCATGCTTCCCCCATTGCCGACTTGCGGGCATTCTTAGCAACAACAATCTTTTCCATTGCGTCAGTGTCGCCGCATTCCTTGGCGGCTTTATAGGCGACCGTATAAGCCGTTTTCAGTTCGTCCTGTGTCTTGACTGCGGCGATGGCATCCAAGTGCGTCTGAAGCGAATCTAAGCGCTTTGCGGGGGCATCCTTGCCGTTGGTCGCATCCAGCACATCATGCTCGACGATTTCCATTGCCGTGACCCAAAGATAGCGGCGCTGGTAAGTTTCGACTGCCCCGATGTTTTGCACTTCGTGGCATCCCTTCAAGGCGGCGCTACCCATCGGCGAGGTAATCTCAAGCTGCGATTTATCTTCGGTATCGATGATCGTCAAACGGGCAATGTCGGCGGTGTAGCTGACAACTCCGCACAGTCCGAGGTTGTGGAAAATCTCCATTACTGTTGGCAGGAAATCCCCTAGTTCAAAATATTTGTAACCTGCAAACTTGTTTTCGCCCGACTTGTTCAGTTTTGTGGCTTGCAAGAACCGCCTTGCCCGGTTTAGTTTGATGTAAACGCTCATGCTATTACCCCCGTGATAATCAATAAGAAAAGTAGTGTGAATCCGATTGCTACTGCGCGATCCCCGTTCATATTCCGAGCTTCCTGTTAAAACGTTCATAGTCAGTGTCGCCAGGGCCTACCCACCGCTCCCACTCGCGGGATTTCATTTCATGGTCAGCGTCGAGTTCTTCCTGTGTAGCGCGAGCGCGAAAGTGGATGCCCTCCGGCTTGCAAGTTCCCCAATCTGCACGCTCGGTGTTGCAAAAAATAGGGAGGAATTTTCCAGTTACCGATGAGATAACAATCTTGCGATGGCAAGTCGAGGCTTCGGGGTTGTCATCGTTTAGATTGAATGATGCACAGTCTTTGCAGAGGTTCATTTGTTGTCTCCTTACTTGACTTGAATTTTGTACGAAGGGTAAACGCCGGTTATGCGATGCCTTGTACCGTGTGCTTCATCCCACGACGCGCAAATGTCGTTTTTAAAGTTAATTGTTGAATAATAGTTTTTGATGTAAACGTAACGTTTGTTGTCATGCCATACATCACACGTTCCACGAGTACGAGGTGCGCTGTATTCGGGTGTACCTGATACATAAGTAGCTACAAATTTGAAGTGGTAATCCATAGTTGTCTCCTGTTGTTGTCAATTACTGCAAAACGGACTTTACTTAGCTAGTGGCACAATGTCAAGCATTGTTGTAAAGGAAAATTGTAAAGTATTCTTAACTAAATCAATGCCGCTTGACAAGATAGATTGACACAGGTTAGGATGCTTTGCAAGTTATCTTTAACCCTATGAGGAACATCATGAAAATCGCACAGGCAGAAGCCCATTTCGGCAATCGTCGCAAATTAGCCGAGGCTCTCGGCATTACGAGCCAAGCAGTGAGCCAGTGGGCGAAGCGTGGTCAGATACCCGAGGGCATGGCATACAAGCTCCAGGTGGTCACAAACGGCGCTCTGAAGGTCAACCCTATTGATTACATCCCCGTCGCTCAGATGGTGGCTGAAATCGTCCCGCAGCAATGAGAATCCTTGCGCTGGCAATGGTGGCGGTAATGTCCTCGGCTTCGGCCGAGAGCATCGCCTATTTGACCAACAAAGGCGGCGGGCGCATCGTCATAACGGATGAGGCTTGCAGCAACCCGCAGAAGGGAAAGATTGCTTACACCACGGGCAATACCGACACGATTCTTGGTTGCTGGTTCATTGATGACTTGTATGTGCATATCGTGTGGAGCGATGACGGCAAGATGCGTAGCTACCCGTTGGAAAACTGGACGCTGATGCCCAAGCGAACGCCAGGAAAAAACACATGAAAAAAAGTGTTGACAAGGTGGCTTGACTATGCCATTCTATTTGTGTCCGAAAAAAAGATCGGGCCGCGTTGGAAGCGCGAACACAAACACAAGAACCCTATAGTGGGGATGGCAACCTGTGTTTGTGCAGGCTTCCAACCGCCTCCCCACTAAAGGGTTTTTGTTTTTAGGGATGCCATGAACTATTACGAGCACCACTTAGGCGACTACGCGCAAGCAACCGCGCACCTTACTTTTCTTGAGGATGCCGCGTATCTGCGGATGATCCGAAAATACTATGCCGAGGAAAGCCCGCTTCCGGGTGATGTTTCAGCCATACAAAGGTTGATAGGTTGCCGCACCCGCGAGGAGCGAAAAGCTGTTGATGTGGTGCTCGCAGAGTTTTTTTTCTTGGAAGATGGGCACTGGCACAATAAAAGGTGCGACCAGGAAATTGCTCGGTTTCGAGAGAAACAAGACAAGGCTCGTCATAGTGCAAACGCTCGTTGGAACAAAGTGCCAACGCAGTCCGATGGCAATGCGAACGCAATGCGAACGCATAGCGAAGGCAATGCTCACCAGTCACCAGTCACCAAACACCAGTCACCAGTAATAAATACGCCGCCTGAAGGCGTATCAGAATCGGTGTGGAAAGATTTCTTGTCTCTCAGAAAATCCAAGCGTGCTGCGGTAACCAAAACCGCTTTGCAAGGGATTGAGCGTGAGGCTGAGAAAGCAGGTTTAACACTACAGGCTGTATTGCAAGAGATGTGTGCAAGAGGGTGGACGGGATTTAAGGCTGAGTGGCTGCAAAAGAAAGGCAGCTATCACGAATCGTTGACAACAACTGGATCATCAATTTTTGGAGGTGTGCGCCATGAAAGAGAAGTTGCCGGATGCGTGGATCAAGAAAATTTTTCAGGTAATGCACGCTCACTACGGCTCAAAGTGGTTACGGATGTGGATGACGGGCCAGGTAGTTGACGGCGAGGACGTGGGGATTGTGAATGCTTTGCAGGTGTGGGCTGAGAAGCTCGCAAATCAGCGCCCGGACACTATTAAGCGGGCTTTGGATAGCCTGCCACTTGAACCGCCGACGTTGCCTCAGTTCGTCGAATTGTGCCGGTCACATTGGACACCGCCGGTAATGTTGGAGGCCAAGATAACGCCGGAGGAAATTTCCCGTAACAAGGCAAAGATCAAAGCGATTCTTGATGGTATGAAAAACAAACAAACGTGATTAAGTGGCGGGATAGGGTAGCAACAGCAGTGCGCGTGCAGAACATGACGCGAGAAGAACGGGCAGCAGCGATGCCCGAATCAGCCGAAATTGTGAGGGCGTTTGCGGCTGAGTTTTCGGTGGTTGAAGTGAGGGCAACAGAAAATAACCTTTTCTATGAATGGACAAAAAAATGATGCTAGATAGATTCTTCCCGAACTTGCAGTTTCCCCGTGTGCGTAACACCGATCCCGATACCAGTCACGCAGCAGCGGATCAAGCAGCAGAACTCGCTACCAAGCACCATCTCATCATCATCGTCGCGCTTGAGACACCCGGCACGATCTATGACATTGCTGCAAGGACTGATCTTGACCATAACGCCGTAGCCCGCAGGATGAGCGAGTTAGAGCGTATGGATTTGGTTTACACCGATGGACAAAAGAAAGGCGCGAGTGGTCGTATGTGCCGCGTATGGGTGCGGAAATGACTAAAGACGAAGCATTGAAGCTGGCGCTTGAGGCGTTGGACTGTATTTGTTCGCCGCTGCATGTTCGTGAGATTACAAAAGTTGGCAACGCGATGAAAGCCATCCGCGAAGCACTAGCACAGCCGGAGCAAGAGCCGGTGGCGTTCCTGACCAACTACAAACACCGTTTAAATGTCAGGTTCAATCCAGCAGGAATCACCATGCCGAAAACGGTTGATTGTGAAATTCCTCTCTACACCACCCCACCACAGCGCAAGTGGGTTGGGCTGACTGGCCCGGAGGTAGTCGAAGCCTATCGCTCAGTAAGTGAAAAAGAATGGGCTATCGGTGGACTGGACGATGCGCGAGTATTTTTCGGTGCTATTGAATTCAAGCTGTGGGAGAAGAACACATGATCGTGCAACTGCTTGACCCCGACCCGATCCTGCGCGATGACCCTGTGCGTCCAAGGATCAGCCCCAAACGGCGCATTGAAGGTGGCAAACACGTTTATGCGTGGGTAGAGGACAGACAAATCTGCGCGGTGGTATGTATGAGCCACGAGAATTCAATACCAAAAACAGAAAAAGACTTGTTTAAAAAAGATTGGGGTTGGCCTAGCACCATTGTTTTGTATTCTGTGTGGTCATACAAAAAAGGATCAGCAACTAAGCTAGTGCGA